TGCTGCAATACCCTGAAGGACAACATTTGAATCCCCAGAGTTAGCAGGTCGCACTTTGTCGCTATTAATGTCAACAAAGTCACCCGCATCAATTTCCTCAGATGCTTCATACGTCACCGTCTCAGCATCCGATCCATACGCCGGGTCGCCAAGTTCAATATCGCTCTTTGGCTCACTCATTAGTCAAGCACCTCAGTTGCCTCATCAAACTCTGAGACACCAAGTGCCTCAGTAATATCCTCTTTAAGCCCCTTCGGTGGGTTAGTCATTCGCTGGTAATCACCAAATAGAGCCTCTGCCTTCTCCATATCCGCATCTTCGCTAAGGGCTTCAGACTCAGACTCAGGCTCCCCACTTTCAGGAACCTGCCGAAGCGCCTCAACCTGAAGGCTACCGTCTTCACCTTCAAACTCTGAGCAAAGTGCTTCAAAGTCAAGGGCTTCAATCGTGGTATCCTTCAGTTCGGTTTTCTCACTTAGAGCCTCTTCCATGACCGTCCGCACGTCTGCAACCCGGTCTTGAAGAGCCTCATATTCGCTCTGTTCAACTAGTTTTGGGTTTGCAAACTCTCGGTGCTGTTCAAGCGCCTCAAGTTCCTCTTCGGTAATATCGTTCATTGTTGCATTATCTATGTTAACCGGGTTGCTCGGGGCCATAGACTCTTGCGGCCCTTCACCACCACCCATATCTAATTCCTCCATGAGTTCATCATGGGTGCTGCCGGGCATGAAGATAGTATCCTCACCCTCTCCGTGGGTGTGGATTTCCTCAAAGCCCATTTCTTCAGCCTTCGACATGGCTTCACCCGGATTGTCAAACTTCATTTCATCTGGCACACTCATCATGTTATCATAATGTTTTGCCAAACTCTCCGGGTCGGGGAGTTCATCAATCACCTCAAGCGTATCTGTGTTGAGTGTGTGCCCAACCATTGTATCCGTGGCTTCCCAGCCATCATCACCCGGCGTATGCACCTCTATGAGTGCAGCCGGTGGGTTGATAGTTTGATCCCCGTCAATCTCTCCATCAAGGGGTTCATCACCCTCTTCCCGCACGTCAACAATCATTCCATAAGCGTCTCTATCACCTGAGCTATTCCACTTGACAAGCGTATCCTCTGATACGTCTTCTATGTCCGCCATTGATTCTGCATCATCCATAGCCCACTCAGGGGGATTCTCAAATTCTTCTGCTAAATCCATAAGTCTCTCATCATGTGTGCTTTCGTCTGCATCGCCTCTTGCACCAAGTGACCATGCAGCATCTACATTCCCTTTTCTTAGATTACCGTCTGCATCAACTACCGGGTAACTACTCTCGGTTTTTGTCTCACCCGGATACAAGTAGTGGCTTTGGTAGTTGTCATTGGGGATTTTGCTTTCGTCTAAATCACCCGTTTGTGTGTCTTGGAATACCACACCGGCCACTTCTTTGAGTGCTTCGGCGTTGGATACCTTTGCTTCTTGATTGTCGCCTTGTGTGCTTGCCATGCTTTCATTCTCATCTTGTGCCCAATCAACCCCCGCATCACCCCCCCAAAGTTGCCAACTCACATAGCCGTTATCTTCACACGGTGTGCCTTCAAACTCAGCATCTATCTCGTGATTGCCTTGCTCTCTATGCCGGTCAAAACTGGCAATCTCAGACACCATGCTTTCAGAGAGTGGATCATCATTCTCAACACTCTCTATAATCTGCCTTGCGGTGTCTCTCCCTTGTGCTTCCCCCGCATCGGTGTCTACCTCTTCGACACACTCTAAGCCTCTGCGTGCGTTCTCTGCCGCCTCTTGTGGGGGCACTAAGGCTTGCAGACTCTCCACGGTTTCATGCAAGGCTTCAGCCTTCATGGGATTAGACCCAACCGTAATCTCATTACTCGGTGCTGCACCGTTTGAGACTAAGGCTAAGTCTCTCCACCGGGTTATCTCAGTTGCTTTGTATTCTGCCTTCTCAGATTCTAAGGCTTCAAGTTCTCTTGAGACAAGCGGGGATACTTCTAATCTCCCGTGGTTGATTTTCTCGGCTAAATCTTTGTTGTCTACCTCTGCCTCATAGAGCACCCCAACACCGGGCTTATATCCACTCCACGTAACCTCACCCGCAATTGCCTCAACAGGTGTTTGTGCCTTGGGATCATCTGCTGTATGATTAGTGTCCGTCGCAAGCGGTTGCCCTTCCAATCCTTCAGCCGCTTCTTTCAGCGTCTCACGTGGCCAAAGCGTTTGCTTGCCACTCCCACCTATGGTAACATCATTCTCCCCTATGGCAACACCGTGAACGATGTATGGCCCCTCTGTGGGCACATCACCACTCCCGGTTTGGAGTGCCGCATATCCGCTTTTGATTCGTTCTGTCATGGATAATCGCGCCCCGGTATGTCAACCCAATTAAACCGGATTGAAATGTCGCCCGTTGAACCCGAGTCATTTGTTACGTCAATGAGCATATTATCACCCGGATCAATCGCAAAGGCAATTCCATTCTCTTTTACATTACCGGGATTGCGGGAGACTGCGCTCCCTCCGCTCCCCGAGAAGCCTTCAGGTAATGTCCGCCCCCCAGAGTACGCGCCCGTTTCACCGTCGCCGCCGGTTCTCACTTCACCCACAGACGTGCTGCCGTTTTTACTTCGCTTATTTGATGGACCGTCTGCTAAGTCGCCTTCGGTATCCTCAGTTACGTTAAATGCCGGTTGGAAAACTACCTTCCCCTCTGCGGTTATTAACAGGTTCGCAATTCCGATGTGGATACTGTCGTGGGTGTTGTTGATGAATAGCTGTTTGGTGTCGTTGTTTGACACATCAACAAACCGTTTCCCAGCGGTGTATCCATCTCCGTTTAAGACGCGCCACCGTAATTCTGCCGTGGATAAGCGTGTCAGACTGTCGTGTTCAGTTCTATTGACCATTATGCTTGTATTCCATTTGGTAGTCGCTCATTTAGTGGTGTGTCAATAGTCCCACCCACCATTAATCTAATATTGCACCTGCCGTTTGGGTGGGCCGGTGGCTTCAACCTAAAATTCCTTCCAATGAAGCCTTCGGGAAGATTGCCAGAAACACTAATGGTAGCATCCCTCATTTCCGAAATCCTAAATTCCGTTTCATTTAGTGCCCGGCAAAGTGCACACGTTCGAGTATCCATTGCCGCATCCCACTCCCCGTGACCTGTTGAAATCTCTTGGTCTGCATCCCGGTTGATTTCCTCTGCACGGGTGAGTGTAGATTCAGAGTGTGCGTTCATCACTTCACTTCTTGCTATCATGGTGGCTCTATGCTTCCCAACAGAATTCACCCTATCTGTGAGGTTCCTACCTATCTCTCTCGGTCCCTCCCCCTCAGTAAACCCATCAACTAACTCATCTCTCACCGCTTGGGCAACATCATCCCTCACAGATACAAGGTTCTCATACGTTCGGGTGTAGAGTTCTCTCAATGCAGACGCATGGATAGGCCTACTAATCAAATCCTCAACATCCCCGGTTGCAAAACTAACGTCCAAGTCTCTGAGTTGTTGATTGGCATTTCGCAACCCGGTGAGGTATGCCGCCCGAATAAACTGGTTTCTATCCGGGCCGACAACTTCTAAAAACTCATCATCAAGCTGGTTCCTAAGCCACCCAAGAAAACCTCTTACTTTCGCTGAGTCTGTCGGAAAGTCAAAAACACTTTCTGGTACGTCATCAACCAGCGCCTCACTCCGAAGCCCGAATAGGTCTTGTTCGTCTATGGCTTCTCTAATCCGGGCGTTAATCCTCGAAAGCACACCCCGAAGCCGTTGTGCAAACTGCTGTTGATGGGTGTATGTATCGGTTGGTTCCCTGTCGCTTCGGTCAAAGGTATAGGGACTCAGGGCTTCGGTGGAATTATGTGGGTGGCAACTCATGGGTTTGGTATGGCAACTCGCTATGATAACGCCATAGACGTTGAATCAAACGTCTATCAAGTGAATAGTGAAAAGTGGACGTTCCAAGACAACACCGTGCGAAAGTGGGTTCAAGATAGGCTTGATGGACGTGTGCTAAATGCTTGCGCCGGTGAAACTCAGCTTAAGCATGATAGTGAAATAATACGGAATGATATTAACACCGACCGCCCGGCTAGCCTACACGTTGATGTTAAAGAGATAGACAAGCACGTTGAGGGTGAAAGTTTTGATAGTATTGTCTACGACCCACCTTGGAGTGTGTTCCAAGTCAACGACAAATACGAAGGGCGGGGCAAGACACAATCAAGCAAAGCACATTGATTGCTCAAGCACTCGACAACGTGATTAAGCCAAGCGGGAAGGTGCTAAGTTTTGGCTACACAATCAATATGCTACCAACGTCAATGAACTACAAGATTGACGAAGTTGCCGTTTTCACTATCCCCGGCCCCGGAAAGGACTTTTTCGGAGCTGTGCATAGCCGAGAAAGTAAGACATTGGCTGAATTTTCTTAACCCAGCGTAAGCGTTTCACTCTATATCTTCAACGTCGTATCTATTTCCTGTCGCGCGTTCCTCAAAGTTCTGCCATTGAGGTACCAACTGCTTGATTTCGCCGTCTTCAATATCCAAATCAATAATCCAGCCGCCTATCTTGGCTTCATGTCCTTTTCTCTTTCCGTAGGTGGTTGTTCCCTTCCAAGCCCCCGCGTAGAAGCCCTTAACACCCTCAACATCGGCGTACATACTACCATGCAGGTGCCCAACAAACGCTATGTCTGGCCGCTCATCAACACTTCTTTCTCGAAAGAGTGTTTGGAGCCTGTAGCCGGTTGTATATGGCTTCCCACCACTCGGGTGGATAAGCTCCATGTCGACATTGTTTGTTTTGTCTAAGACAAACGTAGCTTGGCAATTGCCACAGTATTTTAGGTCATCTCTGTTATCTGCGATAATCCGCCCAAGCCGGATGTTGTTACGATTGTAGAATTTATTGTCGTGATTGCCTTCGATGAAATACGTCGTAATAGACTCTCGCTGTGGGTAGTTTTCAATGACGTAATCCTTGAGTGGCCCCCACCCAGCGGCTTCGTCTTTAATCTCATTCAAGTGTCCGGGGTGAACCTTCCACCCATCGCTAATATCACCACAATGGAAGACTCGGTTAATCCCTTTCTCAACACAGTGATTGTAAAATTCCTCTAATTCTTGCAAATGCTCTGCCTTTGACCCAAGGTGTGTATCAGAAATCACCGCAAATCTATAATGCCCATCCCCATCATCAATGGCAAACCGCCTATCAATATCACCGGGGATATAGTAAAACGCCTCATCACCCCCACCCTTGGTTTCAATCTGCAACCCCTCAGACTCTAACGTATCAAAAACTTCTAAGAGTTCGTTTGCTTCTGTGGTGAGTTTATTACAAAGTTCTTGGAGTTTTATGCCATCTTGCAGATACTCAGCCACCTTATCATGGCTAATTTGGTCTGCCGTGCGTGTTACATCCGGTTCGTTCCCCAAATAATACACTCCCTCATCCCTTGACCACTTCACATCATAACCAACGGATCGGAGAGTCTGAATCTTATCTTTCGCTGTTGATGGGGTAACGCCAAGCTCTTCTGCTAGCCCGTATTTATCCTTAGGGCCATCATCTAATTCATTCAGGACAATACGTGCCTTCTCTCTGTCTGCTAGGGGGTCGGATTCTACCATTAATGTTGGATTGAACGCGCTCCGCAATACTCACACGGATCAATGTAATCCGGGCCGTAAACGATGCTCCCACTCCCGCAATGTGGACAGTCGTATTGCCTCACAATCGGTAATTATCGCTATCCGTTCGCTTACTCTCTCTTTTAGACCGTGTGTGCTCTCTCCCAAATGCTGTATCTTGTCTGATTGCTTGTTTGTAGACTCTCCTACGGGTGAACCACGCTATCTTTTGCTCATCGGTGTACTTTCCCCAAAGTGGTGGGAAGTTGTAATCTGTCGAATTGGTGCGTGACATTCTTATTGGCGCCAGCCTTCCCAACCCAAGATTCTATCTTTAAAATCTGCACAGAAGGCGTTAGGTCTACCTACGTTACCACGCATCTCCCGAACGCACCCAGTATGCCTTCCACCCATACCAGCCCATGCTTTCAAAGCAATGAGTCTAGCCGGTTGCTCACTCTCTTGCCAACTCTCGGGCCAACTAAAGAACCCATCTTGAAGACTCTCATACGTGGCCTCTTGAATATCAACCCACGCCTCAAGTGCTTCTGTCGGTTCCTCTACGTCAACTTCAGGGAATTCGGTAGTCTCAAGGTCACTTGCTGAGTAAACTGCACTCATCACATCTTCATCTTCTACGGCTACAACGTAACTCGGGGAATCCTCAGAAGCCTCTACCTCATCACCTGAAGGCCCGGTAAAGTTCTCTGTGCGTATCTCTGAGACAATTCCTAACCCATCCGGTGTGTCTACCGTATCACCTTCATCATAGAGTGTGGCAAGGCTCTCAACACCCATAATATCTTCCCACGCCTTTGCAGCTTCCTCATCCCCCATCTTGGCCATCTCTTCGGCTATGTCTTCCGGTGAAGAATCTTGACTCTCAGGGAAATCAAGCACATCAAGAATATCCTCTCTGTCGACTAAAGCCGTTGGCCCAACAGTAGGCCCGGCGGCTGCACTTAGCGTTTGGATGTAAGTGTTCATCCTATCTATCTCTTCGGTATCAAGACTCTTAACAGGGTTATCCTGCTTCTCCGGTTGAATCTTAAACTGCAAGCCTTCAGTTGGAAGGCCAACCCGTTTGGCTATGAACCTGATTGCTTGTGTCCAAGACCGTTCCTGATATTGCCGGGCTTCGGAGATAGTCTGATTGTAGCCTTCCCGTTGGTCACTAGTAACGTCTCTGTTAATATCCCCAGCAAAATCAACCGCCATCGGGAGTGGAGTGGGCAACGCGCTTGATATGTCTTTGACGTAGTGGTTTAGCACATCATCAAGCTGTGGAACGCTCCCACTATGCCTCTCTAAATCTATCTGTGCATCGGAGGTTAGCACATCCCCCGGCCCCATATCGTTTAGTTCGGCTTCCGTAGCAACTATATCATCATCTTGCCACTCAATAATCTCGGTCACATCACCTGCATCAATCGTCTCAGGGGTAAACTGAGCAGTCCACAAACCATAGGATTTGCGTCTGATTGCCTCAAATCGATCCCGCTTGGTTTGCTCATACTCAGATATATCTTCACTAACCGCCTCTATCGCGCTAGTGCCAAAGACACCCTCACCCTTTTGAATATCGCCGCCAATATCCGGTTCAAGTGTCTGTTTTAGGACATCGTTTTGACTGAGCGGAATATCTTGCTCATCAAACCCGTTCACTCTAAGCCCAAGGATAGACTCATCATCAAATTGTATGTATGAGGCTACCTCATCGCGTTTTGTAAAGTCAACATCGCTCTTAGATATATCCTCTGGCAAGTCTTCAAAATCCGGCTCTAAGAGGATATTACTATTGTTCTCAACCTGTGGGTAGACAGTCTCGGGTCGGATAAAACTAAACCCGGAGATTTGACTATCCGGGTCTTGTGGGTCTTGCTTTAAGTATTCAATCAAGACAGTTCCTCTAACCCACCGTTGCCATGTGCACTCCTTAAAGAATGAATATGCATCTTGGTGTCTCTCACCAGCAAAGACACTAGCTTGATGGAGAAAACCACCTTTGGGTGTGTTCTCCGGTGGGCTAGTCTCTATCTCTTCTTGGTCCCCCTCAAAGTATTGGACTGTTTGATCCGGGCCTTCAACTCTATACCCCGGTTCCCACACGTCGTTTACAAACTTTCTCAGGTTGGCTCTTGCTATCGCATTTGTCTTGGCTTGCTCTGCATACTCATCAATATCCTCTGGTGGGTCAATCTCATCAACACCACCACCGACAACATCAACCCGACTTGCACGGGTGACTGTCTCTACTGTCTGACTCAAGCGTGACTGTAACGCTTCCCACGCTTTAGACCTGCGGCTCATAGTTCACCTTTGTGCATACTAACCCGCGCATTGCGTCGTTTGATTGTCCCACTCTGCTTCAACTCTTTCTTAAATTCACTTGCAAGACCCTTCCGTGCACCGTTAGCTAACATCAACGCATCGGGGTAATCATCATGCCCACCAGTAGGGTGCGACACTTTCCAATACCCTGTTGGGGTTGTCGATTTTTGTAGTGATGTTAGTTCTTGCTTCATTCGAGTATGATCCGGCAATTGCAAACTCTGATTCTCTATATCGCGTACAAGCCGCTTGTAAAGAGTGTGTTTGGATTCAGCAGATGAACTAAGCGGGCAAATAATATCTCCTAAGTCCCGTTCTGCAAAGTCTGCCCCAAACTCTCCGATACCATTCTTCTCTATTACAACTTGTGAATACTCAGCCACATCACCAGTCCCGGCTTCAACCTTCGGGATCATATCACCGCTCACAATACCAGTTAGATAGTTCAAGAAATCCGGCCCGGTCATATCTTGCCATGCCCAAATATTGTGAACCGTGCCATACTCATCAAGGTCAACAATCACAAGCCTATCTTCACCGGAGCCTGCTACGTCGACCCCGAGATACCTTGCACCAGTCTTGAAATCCCTCTCAGGGCTAATGCATGGCCCAATTTTCTCAGGTCCAATAAGATTCCCACCAGCCCGGAACTCTCCCTTATACTCTTGGGCAAATTCATCTTCGGTGAGTTCTTCTTTGGCGTTTTTGATTTCGTCTTCTTGAGCAAACGGGCTGATTTTTGTCGGCCAATATGGAGAATACCAACAACTATCTGCTTTGAGAGCCTGTGTGTTATCTCGAAAGCCTACGTTCTCCACCTTGTCATGGAAATAGCCACCAACCCTGCTTGGAGTGCTGAATAAGTGAAACTCATAGCTCTCGTGTGTAATGAAGAATGGCCGGATTTCCTCAGTGTATGTCTTATCCTTTGTGTAATCAGCCTCATCAACGATTACACAAGTTGGGTTCATCCCCCGATTGCCAGAGTTGTTTGTTTGCTCTACGTTCCCAAGCGTGCGTGATAGAATCCGTGTATCATCTGCAAACTCCCATGTCTCTTTGTTATCATCAACTACTCCAAATTGTTCAAGGCTAACCTCAGCATTCCAAAAGAGCTTTTTGCACTCTCTAAACATTTCGTTTGCCGTTCCTTGGCTTGGTGCGGTGAATAAAACATCCGTGCCCTTCTGACAAAGTGCATGATCCGCACCAAGCATAGCAGCAGTAAGAGTTGCACCAACTTGCCGCCCCTTCTTTGGTGCAGTTTGAGCCTTCTGCTTTTGCTCCCCATAATCCAATAGGTTAGCTTGATACTCTGTTGGCTCTATATCAAAGAGCTTGCTAACCCTCTCTGAGCGAGACAAGTCTTTGAGTTGGTTTGGGTTCATCAGCTATAGTAAGCTATAAGTAGCTATGGCTATAATGTTGTAGTATGGAAACCAGTGACCTTCCCGAGTTCGTTGAGCAAATGGCTGAATACAGTCA